AACGTATATTGGAGATCCGCAACAGCTACAGTTGCTGGTGGTGATACACAAGTACAGTTTAACGATGGAGGTACTACACTTGGTGCTTCTGGCGGTTTTACTTTCAACAAGACAACCAATAACGTAACTATTGCGAATACGCTTACTGTTGGTTCGGCAACTGTCAATAATACAATTTACACTGGTACTGCAAATAACGCAAGTTATCTTGGTACTGTTGCAGCTGCCAACTATGTAACAAATACTGGTAATTTTACTTTATCTGGTTCTATTACACATACAGGCGCGACGGTGTTAAACGGCGCCATTACTATTTCTAATACTATTACCGCCAGCGGTAGTACTGGAAGCACAGGACAATTTTTAACAAGTAGCGGCAGTACTGGTAATTCATACTGGAGTTCAGCTGTTACTTCAGTTTCTGTAACTGCAGGTCAATTAGCAGTTTCTTATAGCGGCGTCAATCCAACTCTTGGTTTGGCCACGACTTCTGTAACTCCTGGTAGCTATACTCTATCCAGTATAACGGTTGACGCTTATGGACGTATAACTTCTGCTTCAAACGGTTCTGCAGGAAGTAGTGGTGTTACATCTGTAGCAGCTGGTACAAATATTACAGTATCAGGAACTGGTTCTGGTCCATATACTGGAGCAGTTACTGTTAATATGGCAACTGGTGGCGCTGGTGCTGGAACTTATCCTTCTGGATCTACTGGCGTTTCTGCCGTAACAATTGACGCTTATGGTAGAGTAACTGGTGTATCTAATCCAGCAAGTCCTTATGCGACTCAGTCATATGTTACAAGTCAGGGATATTTAACTAGTATTACTTCTGGTCAAGTAACAACAGCGCTTGGGTATACACCATATAATTCTACCAACCCTAGTGGATATATAACAAATTCTGCATTGTCTGGATATGCAACTCAGTCATATGTTACAAGTCAGGGATATTTAACTAGTATTACTTCTGGTCAAGTTACCACTGCTCTTGGTTATACACCATATAATGGTTCAACAAATCCTAATGGTTACTTGTCAAGCATAACTTCTAGTCAAGTTACCACTGCTCTTGGGTATACACCTTATAACGCTGGTAGTTCTACTGTTATTACTTCTACTAATTATAGTAGTTATTTGTCTTATGCTCCAGTTAGTGGTTCTAGTTATTATGCTCCAGCTGGTGGTTCTAGTGGTACTAATTGGAATTGTAACAACCTTTATGCAGCGGGAGACGTATATGCTTCTTACTCTGACGTCAGACTTAAGACAAATATCAGACCAATAACTGGAGCATTAGATAAAGTTAATAGTATATCTGGAGTTTATTATAATCCAAGCGACGTCGCTATTGGATATGGTTTTGATTCATCAGAACAAGTTGGTGTTATCGCGCAAGAAATTAAAAAGGTATTACCTCAAATTGTTAAGCAAGCTCCATTTGATACCGCTAATGATGGTTCAAGTAAATCAGGTGAGAAATATATTACTGTACAATACGAAAAAATTGTTCCATTATTGATTGAAGCAATTAAAGAATTATCCGCCGAAGTAGAATCATTAAAAAATCAAATAAGAGGTTAATATGTCAATAGGTTCTCCAATACCATCATCAAACATTAGATTAGTTGGGGATATTGGTCTAGAGTATAATACGGGATACACAGATTTAAATTCTTATAAATCATGGAGAGTTTGGAAAAAATATGTCGGTTACTCTTCGGCCACTACTTTACCTACTAGTAATATAGATATGAATACTTTTGCTGGTGGTACTAGAGCACCATATACTACTATTGCACAAACAGCGTCTTATACAATTAATAGTAATACGATTATTGGTCAACCAAGTGGTTGGAATGTTGGACATGTTCTTAATGGTTTTTGTGATTACGGATTTGAGTCTGGTGGTGGAGGTGTGTATTTTGGATCTATTCCTTATTCTGATAGTACTTTTGTTTCCCCTTTTGATTCTAGTGCAAATGGTTATTTTACTTTAAGACAAGCTATCTATAATTATAATAATGGTCAATTTATGATTAGATTAGATAATCCTTACACAAATCCTCCAACGAACGCAATATATGGAGCATTTGGTTTTGTTGGTAATACTGGTTCTACTCAATATCAGATATCGAATGGACCTGCTTCGAATGGATATTACGAAACCGTTGGTTCAGATTATACAACAGTATGGGTATTTAATTCTCCTTATGGGAATCCTGCTGATAGTACGGGATATATGAGATTAATGTATGTCCCTTCACTGAGTTTAAACTAAAAAGGCAATAAAATGGCAGTACCAACAAGTAGATCAGAATTCAAAGAATATTGCCTACGTAAACTAGGTAAGCCAGTTATTGAGATTAACGTTGATGATGATCAAGTAGAAGATCGTATCGACGAAGCTCTCAAGTATTATATGGACTATCACTTCGATGGCTCTGAAAAAACATATTACAAGTATCAAGTAACTACAAATGATATTACTAACAAGTATATCAGTATGCCAGAAAACATCATGGGTGTAGTAAATCTATTTCCTATCGGTCAGGGTTTGAATACTAACAATCTATTCAATATTCGCTATCAAATTGCATTGAATGATCTTTATACTCTAACATCTGTCTCTATGGTTCCTTACTACATGGCTCTGACTCATGTACAGTTTTTGGAACAGATGTTGGTTGGTCAGCAGCCTCTTAGATACAACAGAGTAATCAATAAGCTTTATATCGATATGGATTGGACTATTGTTAATGTTGGCGATTACATTGTTGTTGAAGCATATCAGGTAGTTGATCCAGATACATATACTAGAGCATGGGGTGAATATTGGTTACAAAAATATGCTACTTGTCTCATTAAACAACAATGGGGTAACAATCTTAAAAAGTTTTCTGGTATGCAATTACCAGGCGGTGTTACATTTAATGGTCAACAAATATATGATGAAGCTACACAAGAAAGAAATGAAATCGAGCACGAAATGATTACGAGTTATTCACTTCCAATCGCAGATATGATCGGCTGAAAATATAATGTCAACTGGTGTATCAAATTTCTTCTTCAACAATTTTAAATCTTCACAGGAACAGAGTCTTCTTGAAGATTTAATCATAGAAGCTATTGGAATTTATGGAGAAGATATCTATTTTATTCCAAGAAAACTTAATAATCTAGATCCGTTATATACTGCTGACGATCAATCATCTTATGAACAAGCTTTTGAGATTGTTATGTATATCAAGTCGGTTGATGGTTTTCAAGGCGACGGTAACTTCATGTCTAAGTTTGGTCTTGAAATAAGAGATCAGGTTGTGTTCTCTGTTGCTCAGAGAGTGTTCAATGATAACGTTGGATCGTATACTGGTGCTATTAGACCAAACGAAGGCGATTTAATCTATTTTCCTCTTAGTAACAAATGCTTTCAGATCAAGTTTGTTAACAAGTTCGAGATGTTCTATCAGCTAGGTAAATTATATACCTGGGAAATGACTTGTGAACTATTCGAATATTCAAACGAAGTATTCAATACGGGTATACCTGAAATTGATCGTATTCAGAAGCTAGAAAGTACAGACGTATTTGATTACAGTATCAAGACAGAAACTGATAATATGATATTGACAGAAGATGATGATTATCTAGTATCAGAACAATACAACCTAGAAACTATACTTGGAACTGGTGACAACGATGAAATTCAACATGAGTCTAATTCATTCGTAGATTTCAGTGTACATGATCCATTCAGTGAAGGCGCTATCTAATGTTCAATCAGACGTTTTATTTTCAAACTATAAGAAAATATGTAACTCTATTTGGTACTCTTTTCAACGAGATATCGATAACTAGAAATTCATCTGCTGGCGATGTTACTCAGTTAATTAGAGTTCCTGTTACATATGCTCCAAAAGAAAAGATGTTGGCTCGCGTAGAGCAGGATCCAAATATTGATCGCCCAACTGCTACATTACCACTTCCTATGATGTCTTTCGAAATGACAGATGTAAATTATGATTCAACAAGAAAACTACTAACAACAAATAGAATTGCTGTTAAAAATCAAGACAGCGCTAGTAGTTTTAAATATCAATATAATCCAGTGCCATATAATTTCGGATTTAGATTATATGTTTTAGTAAAGAATGCAGAAGATGGTACAAAAATTATCGAGCAGATACTACCATACTTTACGCCCGACTTTACTGTCTCTGTCAATCTAATACCAGAGATGAATGTTACTATGGATATTCCAGTTGTGATGAATAGTATATCACAGGAAGATTCATACGATGGTAATTTTGAAAACAGAAGAGCTTTAATATGGACTTTAGATTTTACTCTAAGAGGCTACATATATGGCCCAATTAAGAAGTCAGCAATTATCAAGTTCGCTAATACTCGTTTCTATGTACCTACAGATTTTAGTCAGACCGCTAACACTCCTTATGCATTCTTCACTAACATACAACCTGGATTGACTGCCAATGGAGAACCTACTTCAAATGCAGCTAATTCAATTAGCCCTCTAGATATACAAGTGACTGACGATTTTGGTTACGTAATTGATACAACATATGGTTTATAAAAATGGAAAAGAAAAATGATCCGATTGGAGAAGCACTAGGAGTTAATCCTATAGTGCCTTCTGATCCTGTAAAATCAATAGTAGCAAAAGCTCATGATGACTCTGCAAAGAACGATTTTGAGATGGCTCGTTCTAATATTCATGAAGTTATACAGAATGGCACTTTTGCTATGGAGAAGTTGTCGCAGATAGCAGACTCTTCACAACATCCCAGAGCTTTCGAAGTTCTTGCTAAGCTTATGGATACGATGCTTCAGGCGAACAAAGATCTTCTTGAACTACAAAAACAGATTAGAGAAATTGATGCGGCAGATGCGCCATTAAATCAAGAAGCAAAATCAGTAACAAATAATCTGTTTGTTGGATCAACTGCTGATCTACAAAAGGCTATAGAAGAGATGAAAAATGGTGGATCAAAGTAAAATAAGAATGGGCTATAATGGTAACGCTCTTCTCAAGAGAGCTAACCAAGCTATCGAATGGACGCCAGAACTAGTTGCTGAATATGTAAAGTGTTCTCAGGATCCGATCTATTTTACTGAAACATATATGAAGATCATTAACATCGATAAGGGTTTGGTGAGCTTCAAGTTATATGATTATCAAAAAGAAATGATTAGATCTTTTGCCGACAATCGTTTCAACATCGTAGCTACTGCTCGTCAGGCAGGTAAGTCGACTGTTACTTGCGCTTTTATTCTTTGGTACACAATATTCAATGCAGAAAAGACAGTTGCTCTATTAGCAAACAAGGGCGAAACTGCTCGTGAAATCCTACAGCGTATTCAATTAGCCTATCAGTATCTCCCACCATGGCTACAACAGGGTGTGAAAGAATTTAGAGCAGGCGCGATGGTATTTGAAAATAACTCTCGTGTTATTGCTGCTGCTACATCATCTGATGCTATTCGTGGTTATTCTATCAACCTATTGTTTATCGACGAAGCTGCATTCATTGAGAACTGGGATACGTTTTTTACATCAGTTTATCCTACCATTTCTTCTGGTAAAGAGTCAAAAATTATTCTTGTTTCAACACCAAACGGTATGAATCATTTCTATGCTCTCTGGCAAAACGCTATAGAGAAAAAGAATAATTATAATCCTATTAAAGTATCTTTCGAAAAAGTTCCTGGTCGTGACGAAAAGTGGAAACAGGAAACTCTTTCTTCAATGAATTTTAATTTTGAAAAGTTCGATCAGGAGTATTGCGTTGAATTTATGGGTTCATCAGGAACTCTTATCGCTGGTTGGAAACTAAAAGAACTAGTAAGTAAAACTCCAGTATCATATAAAGATGGATTGTCTCAATATGAAATTCCTGTGGCTGGTCATGCTTATTGTTGTATAGCCGACGTATCAAGAGGTAAAGGACTTGACTACTCAGCTTTTCATATTGTTGATGTAACACAGATGCCATACAAACAAGTATGCACCTTCAGAAATAATATGCTTACACCAATTGATTATGCCGAAGTTATTCATAGAATTTGTAAACTATACAACAACGCTTCTATTCTAGTTGAAATTAACGATATCGGCGAACAGGTATCACATACATTACATTATGATTTTGAATATGAAAATGTTCTATTTACTGAAAATGCTGGAAGAGCGGGTAAGAGAATATCGACTGGATTCGGCACAAGCGGTCAGAAAGATAAAGGTATACGAACAACAAAGCCAGTCAAGGCTACTGGTTGTGCTATTCTAAAGCTATTGATAGAACAGAACCAACTTATCATTAATGACTTTCACACTATCGAAGAACTATCTACGTTCTCAAGAAAAGGTCAGTCATATGAAGCAGAAGATGGTAAACATGATGACTTAGTAATGGGTCTTGTGCTGTTCGGTTGGCTTTCTGACCAACAATATTTTAAAGACTATACAAATATAAATACACTAATAAAACTTCGCGAAAAAACAGATGAAGAGATTATGAATGATTTATCTCCTTTTGGATTTGTTATTGATGGGCATGATGATCCATACGAAACGTTGGAATTATCTCAAAGTGATAACTGGATGTTTGGAGTAGAAAATGATAACTTATAAATAATTAAAGAATTACAATATTTCTCATAAGGGAGAGCCCAAATGCCATTCCAAGTTAGTCCAGGTGTAAATGTTACTGAAATTGATCTAACAACAATCGTTCCTGCCGTATCTACTACGGAAGCTGCGATTGCTGGTATTTTCAATTGGGGACCAGTAAATCAAAGAATCCTTATCGACTCAGAAACAGCTCTTGTAAACCGTTTCGGTAAGCCAAACAATCTAAATGCAGAAACATGGTTCACTTCTTCAAGTTTCCT